AAGACATCAGTGCAGCAGGAAAAGGCGCAGGAATTGACGGAGAACGAAGCGGAATGTGGAGAGAAATGGCGCGCATCATTTACGAAGTACGACCACAATACGCATTCGTGGAAAACTCACCAATGCTCACTTCTAGAGGGCTTGGAGTCGTTCTCGGAGACTTGGCCTCAATGGGGTTTGATGCGCGATGGGGAGTGTTGGGAGCAGCGGACGTTGGAGCAAACCATCAAAGGGACAGAATCTGGATTGTTGCGAGAAATGTGGCCTACGCCAGTAAAGTCAGATTACGCAACAAGAAAACCGAGTGCCAATTGGAAGGGGACTTCGGATTTACCAAGTGTAGTTTGGACAAGAAATCAAGCAGCACAAAAATTTCCTACTCCACAAGCGTCAGACAACAGGGACAGGGGAAACATGAGCAATCCATCAATTCAGCGCAGGGTAGCGATTGGGAAACAAATCATGTTAAGTCAATCGGTACATCCGACTTCTGGAAAATTGAACCCAACGTGGGTAGAGTGGCTGATGGGGTGGCCGCTAGCGTGGACAGACTTAAAGCCATTGGAAATGGACAAGTGCCATTATGTGCAGCAACAGCATGGAGAATCTTAAATGCGTAGAGCAGCAAGGGTGGATGCAAATCAAGATCAAGTGATAACGGCATTACGAGCCGCTGGCGCTTACGTTTGGATAATTGGCTTGCCGGTGGATTTACTTGTTGGCTACAAAGGTCACACCATGTTGATGGAAGTTAAAGCTGGGCCTAAGAAGCCTTTAACGGCTTTACAGCACGCTTTTTTTGCAAATTGGGCTGGTGGTACGCTGGCACGGGTTGATGGGCCGGAAGCGGCTTTATCGGCCTTAAGGGTAATAGATGCGAAGCCTTGAGCAAAACAGTCTAATGTGGGCAAACCTGACCGACATTGCCCAACAGGTGGTGTGGTACGGGAATAAGTTGACCAAGGAAGAATGGAAAGACGTATTGACCGCGGCTCTTAAACAACAAAAAGTTGTTCCTGGCATCGAAGGCGGCTTTGTCGTCCTTGGGGCGCGTACAAGTAAGATGACCGTGGCTGAGATGACCGAGATGATAGAGTTATCCACAGCCTTTGGTACACAACAAGGGGTTAAATTCCGTGCTTTACCCGAAACGTAAATACGTCAGGTCTAAGGCATTGCTTGAAGCCTGCCGGACAATAGCCTGCCAACACTGCGGGACAGAAGATGGGACAGTCTGCGCCGCACACATAAACTGGGGCGGCGGTAAGGGCAAAGCCATCAAAGCGGACGACAACTTGGTTGCCAGCTTGTGTTTTACCTGTCACGCTGCGCTAGATCAGGGCGCGGATATGAGTAAGGATGAACGGCAGGAATTATGGTTAAAAGCCCACCGCAGGACGGTCTTAATTCTTTTGACCACCCGAAAGTGGCCTGACAAAGTGCCTATTTCCGCATTGACGGAAGGGGAGCACTCTTTTGCTCATGCGACCGATGCATAGGATGGGCATGGGCAGCATCGGTGCGCTCATGTTTATGCAGTTCTTTTTCCAATGCCATCACTTTGCGGCGCTCGGCTTTGTGTTCGCGCTCCATTTCATAGACAGCGGGAATGGTGTGAACAGCTTTTTCACGTTTTAGGGTAAAGTTTGTAGCCATGAGAAAAATCTCCTATAATGACTTGGACATTGTAATGTCACCCGTTAACCTTGCAAGGAATTATCATGGGAAAAATGGATAAAGAGATGTACAAGCCAGGCCGGTCTGGTGAAAAAGCGCCTATGGGCGTTCGCGCTAGCGATGAATCCGGCGAACGCCGTGGCAAAATCGTAGGCGGCGTTGGCATGGGCAAAGAAGATGCTCACATGAACAAAGAACTAAAAGGCGGCTCTAAAGAGGCCGTTTGCTACGTTCACGACCGTTCTCATTACCGTTAATAGGCGGAAGGAATCAGGGAATCCGCCCTGACCCTTCCTAACCAAACCAAGGAGAATTTGGCATGGCTGATTCGCATTGTAGCGACTGTGTATATTTCATTGACCACCACATGATGGGGCAATGTAGGCGTTACCCTTTATTTCAAAACCGGCATAAGACGGAATGGTGCGGGGAACATAGATCGCCAGTAGTGATGACCGCCGTGGTCACGGAAAACACCGTAACCATCACGGAAACCCCTAAAAAGCGCGGTAGACCGGCTAGGGTGATTGTCCCGCTAACCGTGAAGGGGGACGTAGAATGAACTTATCGCCCCTACAAGACAGAGTGGTTGTCAAGCCACAGGTCAGAAACTTATCTGATATCATTATTGTGAACAACAAAGAGCCTTTTAACGAAGGTACGATTGTTGCGGTCGGCCCTGATGTTTACGAAGTAAAGGTCGGGGATTTCATTAAATACGGCAACGGCGACTATTTGAAGTGGCCTACCCACAAGATTGATGGGCAAGACTACCAAGTAATCCAAGAGGCCGACATTTGTGCGGTGGTAGAAAATGCTTAAAAAATCAGCAAGCCCCAAGGCGTTTAAAGAAAACATCAAAACCGAGGTAAAAGCCGGTAAACCCGTAAAGCAGGCCGTGGCAATCGCCTACGCTGAAAAGCGGGAAGCGCAAGCTAAGAAGAAGAAATGAGCGAAATAGCCGAGAAACGTCCAGTAGGGCGACCAAGCCTTTATGACCCTGCTTACATAGAGCAAGTCATAGAGTTGGGCAAACTCGGCAAATCGACTGAAGCAATAAGCGCAATATTAGGTGTCGGCACATCGACACTTTATCGCTGGCGGGATGAATTTGAGGAATTTCGGGATGCCTTGGACACTGCGAAGGAATATGAGCTACTTTGGTGGGAAGATATAGCCCAAACTCACATGATTGAGAACAGGGAATCGGACAAAATCAACGCCTCGATTTGGTCGCGCTCGATGGCTGCGCGATTTCCTAAGAAGTATCGGGAATCGACCAAGACTGAGATTACGGGTGCTGATGGCGCTCCATTGATAAGCGGAATCACGGTTACTTTTGTAAAGCCGGATGAGTGACGTAGCTGGGGCAATATCCAACGCGCAGTTTCCGCAAAAGCTGCAATGCTTGTTTCAGCCTGAGAAAAGCCGTTATCGAGTGCTTTTTGGAGGACGCGGCGGCGCGAAATCTTGGGGGGTTGCCCGCGCTTTACTGATTAAAGGCGCACAAAGGCCGTTGCGTATCCTTTGCGCCCGTGAGTTTCAGACATCCATTCGGGATTCCGTCCACAAATTACTATGTGACCAGATCATTGACCTGCGCTTAGATGGGTTTTATGAGATTACCCAAACCAGCATTCGGGGTAAGAACGGTACAGAATTCTCCTTTGTCGGCCTCAAGAACAACGTAGCCAACGTCAAATCCTACGAAGGCGTGGACATTTGCTGGGTGGAGGAAGCCCAAACGACTAGCCGGTTGTCGTGGAATGTCTTAATTCCTACCATTCGTAAGCAGGATTCCGAGATATGGGTAACGTTTAACCCTGAGTTGGAAACGGATGAGACTTACCAGCGGTTTGTTATCCATCCACCGGCTAACTCTGTCGTTACAAAGATTAATTGGTCTGATAACCCCTGGTTTCCTGAGACGCTAGACCTAGAAAAAAATGCCCTGCGTGACCGCGACCCAGAAAGCTATAACACCGTATGGGAGGGAATCTGCCGCCAATCCGTAGATGGGGCTGTGTTTGCCCGAGAAATGCAGATGGCAGACTTGGAGGATAGGATTACTAAAGTTACCTATGACCCGACAAAACCCGTCCATGCGGTCTTTGACTTGGGCTGGTCGGATGCAACAGCAATATGGTTTGTGCAGTGGATTGGCATGGAGACCAGGCTGATTCGCTACCATGAGGATAGCCAAAAAACCATTTCCGAGTATTTAGCTAAGATGCAAACCTATGGTTACGTCTACGATACACTATGGTTGCCACACGATGCAGAGAATAAGACCCTCGCCGCGGCAGGGCGTTCTATTGACCAAATTGTGCGGGCAGCAGGGTATAAAACCAAAATTATCCCTAGAACGCCGGTTGTAGACAGTATTAACGCAGCGCGTACATTGTTTAGAAATTGTTGGTTTGATAGGGAAAACTGCGCAGATGGGCTACAATGTTTACGACATTACAGGTTTGACGTTGACCCTGACACCAAGGCGTTTAGCAAAAACCCCGTGCATGACGAGTATTCGCACGGCGCGGATGCGTTTAGGATGTTAGGGTTAGTTGTCAATGAGCCTAAGAAACGGGTAGTTAAACAGACGTACCAAGTACCACAGTCATGGATGGCCTAAATGGATATTGACCCAATCATTGACGAAGCAATTGACTTCCTCAAACTCTGCAATGACGCAGACACCATGAATCGCCAGGAAGGGCTGGAGGACTTAAAGTTTGTCAATGGCGACCAATGGCCCGTTGAACTGCAAAACTCCCGCAATCTTGAATCACGGCCTGTTCTGACCATTAACAAGCTAGATGGTTACTGCCGCCAAGTGACCAATCAGCAGCGCCAGCAGCGCCCGCGCATAAAAGTTCACGCTACCAACAACCAAGCGGACGTAAAAACCGCGGAAGTGATTGAGGGCATGACTCGGCATATCGAGGTCAACTCCAACGCTGATAACGCATACGACACAGGCTTTGACCACGCCGTAAGGATGGGCTGGGGATATTGGCGCGTGACTACGGATTACGTCAAAGAAGATTCGTTTGACCAAGAAATCTACATTGATTCAATCCCTAACCCGTTCACAGTTTACTTTGACCCTAATTCCGAAGCGGTAGATGGCTCGGA